CATTCCAGTATTGAGATGTGTTCTAGGGGGTTCTTGCTATATACATGATCTTGTGGATATAATGTGGGCAGATGCCTCATGTGGGGTGAGACATCTGCCTAATCACGGCACAGATGAAAGGATATGCCATGATAGCTAAAGACTTACCAAGCCTAGACAGGCTAGACAAACTGTTTTCGTACAATCCTGAAACGGGTCAGCTTATGCGCAAAGTTGGTGGCGTGTTCAAGGCCACGGCAAATCCACACAAGAAAACGAAGTACATTTCGGTTACGGTTGATAGAGTGGCATATGCTGCGCACAGGATATGTTGGAAGTTATATCACAGAAGGGACATTCCCCATAGCCTTGAGATAGATCATATCAACGGTAATCCTTCAGACAATCGTATTCAAAACCTCAGGCTTGTAACGATGTCTGAGAATATGCGTAATAAAAAGCGATACGGCTCTAATACTTCTGGCATTGTTGGTGTCGCATTGAGATCGGAGATGCGTGAAGGTACAGCCAGATGGCGTGCGCAAATAAATGTAAACGGCAAAAATATAAAGTTGGGGTCTTTCAAAACGCAAGACGAAGCAATTACAGCGAGAAGGGAGGCAGAGATGCGTTTTGGGTTTAGTGACGGTCACGGGCGAAGGTAATGGACGACCAATCTCAAATATGGGTTACACAAGCTCAACTTTCTCAAGACTTAGAGGTTAGCACTACTACAGTCAAAGACCTGACGGCTAAAAGCGTCCTAACTAGGGTAAATGGCAAGGGCTATGACCTTCGCCAGTCGCGCTTAGACTACATCTCGCACCTGCGTGAGATGGCTGCTGGCAGATACTCAGGCGAGTTGAACTTGCAAGAGGAGCGTGCGCGTCTAGCTAAAGAGCAGGCTGACGCTAAGGAAATGGAAAACATGATTGAGCGTGGTGAGTTGGTTTACATTGACCACATCATCAAGCGTTTTGAGAAACAGCTAATTAAGTGTAGAAATCATGGAAGCTGCGATAGAGGAAGCATTAAGTGAGTTGGTTGGATACGATCAAGACGACGAACAAGAGGAAGCTGGATCGCAGGCTGACGGCGACGTTACGCAAGACGATGGCTCCACCGCCAAAACTGACGGTAAGTGAGTGGGCTGACCAGTTTCGACAACTATCGTCTGAGAGTTCTGCTGAAGCGGGTAAGTGGTCTACATCGCGCGCTGAATATCAGCGTGGCATGATGGATGCTGTCAGTGACCCTGACATTGAGACTGTTGTCCTGATGACGGCAGCGCAGGTCGGCAAGACTGAGCTTATTAACAATGTTGTTGGCTTCCATATACACCAAGACCCAGCGCCTATGCTGGTTGTGCAGCCTACATTGGAGATGGCACAGACGTGGAGCAAAGACCGTTTAGCGCCTGCTATCCGTGATACGCAGGTTTTGTGGGACAAGATTGGCGACCCTAAGAGCCGCAGCAGTGGCAACACGACGCTACATAAAGTGTTTGCAGGTGGCCACATTACTGCATGTGGTGCAAACTCACCTTCCAGCTTGGCATCGAGGCCGTGTCGATTAATCCTGTGCGACGAAGTTGACCGCTATCCCATATCTGCTGGCACTGAGGGCGATCCTGTGTCTCTGGCGAAGAAGCGTGCGACAACATTCTTCAATAAAAAAATCATTCTGGTTAGCACGCCAACTGAACAGGGCGCTTCACGCATTGAGGCTGCATATGAGGAGAGCGATAAGCGAAAATTTATGGTGCCTTGCGCCCATTGTGATGCTACAATGGAGTTGAAATGGTCAAACGTGCGTTGGGATGATGGTAAACCGCATACTGCTGAGTACATTTGCGAAGAATGCGGCTGCGGAATGGGTGACGCGGAGCGATACAGAGCAATTCGGCAGGGAAAATGGGTAAAAACGGGCGAGGGCGACGGGAAAACTGCGGGTTTTCATATTTCTGCTCTTTATTCGCCTTGGACGACCCTTCAAGACATCGTTTTAGACTTTTTAGCGTCAAAACGCGATCCAATGCGGCTAAAAACATGGGTAAACACCACTTTAGGCGAAACTTGGGTCGATCAAGGCGAAACTTTGGATGAATTTGACCTAATTGAGCGCCGTGAGGACTTTGGCGACGAGTTGGACAGCGAAATATTACTAATTACCGCTGGCGTTGACGTTCAGGACGACCGCTTGGAGTATGAAATCGTCGGCTGGGGCCGTGGAGAGGAAAGTTGGTCGTTGGATTACAATGTGATCTACGGCGATCCATCTAGCGTAGAATTATGGCACCAGTTAGATGAGGTGTTGCAACAAAAGTTCGTACATAGCACGCAGGGCGAGATGATTATCAGATCAGCCTGTATCGACAGTGGTGGTCACTATACTCAGCAGGTCTATAACTATGTTAGGCCGCGTGCAGGTAAGCGTATCTTTGCGATCAAGGGTATTGGCGGTGAGGGAAAGCCGATTGCAGGTAGGCCGACCAAAAACAACATTGGCAAGATCAACTTGTTTCCTGTTGGCGTTGATACGGCAAAAGAGTTGGTTTATGCGCGCATGAAGATTAAGGATGTGGGCGAAGGTTACTGTCATTTCCCCACGGGTCGCAACGAAGAATACTTCAGGATGCTGACGGCAGAAAAGCGTGTCGTTAAGTATTTTAGGGGACGCCCAAGGCGGGAGTGGGTGAAGATCAGGCAGCGAAATGAAGCCTTGGATTGCCGTGTGTATGCAACTGCCGCACTATCATTATTGAATGTCAATACTGAGGTGCTGTACAAACAGGCACAAAATAGGGTACAATCAGGCAAACCCACCCCTGCTCGGCGCGCAGCGATGCCACGTCGGAGCAGTTTTGTGCATGGATATACGTGATGGCGAACTTATTTGACGCGGATCAGGCCAGAGAAGGCGAACCAACTGAGATCGTGGTAGGAGACTACATCCAGTGGAAGCGCAGCGATCTGGTTACCGACTACCCACTGGCTGATTACTCTGTCGAATATGTTGCACGGATCACTGGTGGTGGAAGTGACGAGATCAAGGTTGCCGCTACGGAAACTGACGGAACCTATCTAATCACAGTGGATAGTGCGACATCAGAAGACTTTACTGCTGGGTATTACCACTGGCAGCTTGAAGTAACCAAGACAGCAACAGGTGATCGTGTTGTTGTTGATCGTGGTGCGTTTACGGCTGTTGTTGACTTGGACAGTAATCAGGCAGACCCGCGTTTGTTTGAGGAGAAGATGCTTGCTAAGATTGAGAGTATATTATTGGGCAAAGCTGATGCTGACGTATCTAGCTATAGTGTTGGTGGTCGATCACTTACTAAATACAGCTATGTTGAGTTAGAAGATTTGCGAGACAAGTATCAAGCCAAGGTAAACCGTCACAAGCAAATGGAACGGATTAAACTCGGTAAATCCACACATCACACAGTCAAAGTGAGGTTTAGCTGATGGGCATTTTGGACATGTTCAAGCGGTCACAGAAGCCGCTGAAGAAGCGAAATTATGCAGCAGCAGCTAAGGGTCGTTTATTTAGTGACTTTACTGGCTCGAACAGGAGCGCAGACAGTGAGATACGCTGGGCTTTACGTGATATTAGAAATCGCAGTCGTGATCTTGAGCGAAATAATGAATATTTCCGTCGTTATCTTCAGCTTCTTAGGGTTAATGTTGTAGGTGAAAATGGCTTTAATGTTCAAGTTCGTGGGCGTAATCCTGATAATCGCTTGGATCGCTCTGGAAATAACATTGTAGAAAACGCATGGCGTGAGTTTTCGCGCATGGGTGGCCCAACGGTTGATGGGCGCATGTCGATGGTTGACCTGTGTAATCACATCATCACAGGCATGGCGCGTGATGGCGAGGTTTTCTTGCAGGTGGTAAAAGGTCGCTACCTGCGTCACGGGATTGCGTTGCAAATCATTGAACCCGACCGCATTGACGAGGAAAAGAATGAGGCGGCACCTAACGGCAACCAAATCCGTATGGGGATTGAGCTAGACAA